GTCCGAGATAAATATGATAAGGCAGATCGAACATGAGGTAGATCAATATTCCCTTCGGCGTCTCGATACGGCAGCTTTCGCAACGTTCGAGGAGTGGTTTTGCCTTCGTCGTCTTGTTCACCTTCGCCTACATAGAAGAATGCAGAGTCGGGCAAATCATTTACATACGCTGTCGTCCATTCGACCTTCTCGACCAAAGACAGATCGTCACTACCTCGGTGTGCCATTCCTGTCAATAGCTCGTAATCGGACATCAGATCGCACGGCATGTACATCACCGTCCCATCAACCTCGTGGGTATGGTAGCCGATGCAGCCGATCTCCCTAGCGCGTTCGATGGCTTCGTTCGGCGTCGGGTATAAATCTTCCTCTTTGCGAGTCTTGGTGCTCATGGGATGTCCTGCTGGTAATAAGTCACGATCATGTGCGCCTCGTCGAAATTTGCCATTACGCAAGGCATATAATAAGCTGTTCACTCGTGCAAATGCCCACTGCTCAGGACTTTGCACGTTAGGTCGCACGCTTTCCGGGTTTGTCTTGTAAGCACCAATGCCTCGCTTAAATGAGGCAGCTAGCATACGGTAGGTAGCTCTCTTGGTAGGTGCGTTGCCGTATTCTTCGTTGTGTTCCTCGACTTTACGTTCGAGACCGGTACGAGAAGCTGCGTTTATTTCGATCTTTTCGATGTCCATCAGCTTAGTCTCCGTGGTCCTACCTCAAGGACGGTTGTGCACCTGCATAGTGGGTGTACGGGTGGCATCTCGCCATTTACACTAGCGTAGGCTGGTATGTCTTCAGACGAGGTAAAATTAGCGCCTAGCTGCTCGGTGGTCCCGTTCAGGTCAGCGCATACGGGACATGTCCGATCAGTCATCCCCGCCACCCAGCGTACGTAGACTGGCAGACTGCCAAAGAAGCCTTCGTCTCTGGCTTGTTTCCAGGCTGCATGGCGACCAGAGCTCATGGACCGTCGAAGCTCCGTACGAGCGATCATATCAGCACGGTAGTTGAGTCTTTTGGTAGCTTCTCTTGCCATACGGTTAGCCAAGCGCTCGCCTTGCATACCACCAGCCACCAACCGCTCTTCGACTTTGGCTAATGCGTTGACCTGGTCTGGACGTAGACCGATCACGTCTCGGATTCGTCGTCCAGCCTCGACCTGAGTCAGCTGTTGCTCATATGCCTCGGACAGGATGTTGACCACCTGATCCCGTATGCCGAGATTGGTACTGTTACGAACCTCTGTAATCAGCCACCCGACGCGCTCTTGGAGCTGCGGTATAACATACGGATTGTTGATGTTGAACGAACCCTGGACGGCAACAGGTATACTAGCCCATCCAGCTTCGCCACCAACCGCAGCGATGGATACCAGCTCGTCTAGCATCTCGGATGAGATCTCATCTTCGAGCTTCACCATCTGGTCGTATGTCTTCTGCACCAGCAATTCAGGACTCGGTGTGGGTAGACCTTCAAACATACCGACTATCGCATCTGGATTGCCCGATCGAACGACCTGGTCGATAGCCGCATTGGACACTTGCGACTTGATACCATCAATATAGCGCTTGACCAATCGCACCATAGCCGGCACTCGCCGATTGACTGCTCGTTCTGCCTCATCCCATCGGATGCTCTCATCCTGTTTGGAGACGATCTCTTTACCAATATCGTGCAAATGTAGATGCGAACAGCTAAACGTCATCGGCTCGATCCACCATCTCGTCGATCTCTTGGTCGGTGATTTCGAGCATCGCTGCAAGATTAGATTCCGAAATACCAGGTACCGCAGTGCGGATAAGACCTTTAGCAGCGCCAGGCGTCATCGTCCCATCATGTACCGACTGAATGATCTTGATCATCGCCTCGACCATCGAAGCGGTGAGATCATCCGCTACTTGCTCTGGACTATCACCAACCGCAGGCTCTTCTTGTACAGGAGAGACCACTTCGATTGGCTCTGGTCCATAAGGGCTCGGTGACATTCCACTGTACAAGGAACGGTCACTTCCTGCGCTCGGAGACCCATTCTCTGCGATAAGTGGTAGGGCAGCCTGCTCACGCAGTACATCTTCGAGTCCTGGATCAGGTGTAATGAGACCCACATTGGCAAGGTTGCTGATATACCTGCCAAGCGCATCCAGATCTTGGCTCTCGACGTCGCCATAGGTGAGCTCCGCCCAACAATGCTCTTCGAATTCGGGGTTCATCTCGTACAGTGGTCTGATGGCTTGAGCGTTGAACACTGATTTGATGGTCTCTAGGATGGTGCGCAGGCTGGTTGCGAATAAATCGGTCTTGGAATCCGCCAGAGCAAAGCTACCAGTCTTGTCCATACCCAGCATGATAAACTCAGCCAGAACCGACATAGCAATACGGGATTCGTACCGTTTGATGATTTGGTCAGTGTCCAACTGCCGACTACCACCAGTCGATAGCAGGCTAAGCTTAAATCCGGTAGGGTTGCCATCTCTGTCCATCTCTGCAGGCATGACGATTCCTTCACGCTCGTCTCGCCTGATCTGCTGGATCACCTGCTCTAGGCTCGATCGCAGGCTCTGTTGAGCCGATGTAGCCGACGGTGACATGATCTCCGGAGGAACATGCATCACTGGCAGACCCGCTAGATCACGCTCTACCCCAATCGCCTCGATCTCTTGCAAGCGCTTAGTGAAGTACCACGAGCGGTATGCATTGCGCAGCAAGCTGCGACCTTCTGGATTGTTGCGTTCGCTCTTCGTACGGAATAGCAAGCATTTATCCATCGGGATATATACTTCTTCGTAGTCAGGTGGTGCCATCTGGTAGCAGCCGAGGATGGTACCATCATCGCTGAAGTGCCATTTGTAGATGGTGTCCTGTCCACGGATCGAGATCTTGCGCCACCCAATGCGACCGTCATTGTATCGGCTCTTGTAGCGCATGTCGTCTTGGTGAGGACCACCACGCATTTTGTAGACTACCTCGAACAGGGAGTAGCCATATGGCAGCATGGTCAAGATCTCGGATACCAGCGCTTCCCATTCGATGTTCATGTCGGTGATGCAGCTTTCGAGGAACGCAGCTGCCTGCCGTCCACGATCACTGTCTTCGCTTGGGACCACCTTCCACTCGACCTGCCTAATCAAGGTCTCGATGGCGTACAGGATAGCACCAATGGTGGCGTCGTTATCACGCATCTCCGAGTAAGCACGATAACGGAGCTCTGGCGTCGAGAGCTGCCTTAGCCATTCCTGGTCGATGAAACCATCGGTACGCTTAAGACCAGTAGCACCAATGGCGCTAAACAAGGGTACGTCTGATTTTGTTGGGTCGTCATTCATGATGTGTGGTCCTATACCTTCCACGGTGACGAGCGTCTGCCTGCGTCACCAATATCAATATTAGTAAAGGATTTACCTCTACCCGATAGCTCTGTAATTGCCCATACCAACGCATCGAGTCTGTCAGGACTCGACTTGGAAATGCCATGTACGAAAGCCACCATCTGGTCCTCTAGAATAGAGAACGACCCGACATGGTGTACCCTGCCTTGCTCGTACAGTGCTGCGATAGGCTCAGCCCTTAGCCGCTTGCCTCTGCTCGCAGTAACCGCTTTATATGGCACATCGGCGTTGACCTGTCGCAACACCGCTTCTACTAGGTCACCGCCATTATTGACTTCGCCAATGATACGATCTGCTTTGTGCTTCTCGTATGCTGCCACGGCTCGACGCGCCCAGCCTTCAGGACTATCTTTGATTGATAGGTCTGCCAACACATAATAGTTGGAGCCTGATTGACCGGCTACCACGATGCCGGTTTCATCGGACTCATCCGTATTTGTAACGGCTGGATCTATCGCCACTACTACCCTGTCTAGGGATGGTACATCAGCAACCCTGCAATCTTCGATCATCGCATGGTTCCATAATGCACCGGGTGTATCATCTAATATTTCGGCGTAGATCTCCTGTCGCCCGATACGAGTACCCTCGTATCGCTCAGATATACGCTCTATGAATTGGGGTGCTAGGTTATCTTTGTTCTCGTAGCTACTACCGCTGACAACCACCGATCTCTTGTCTTGCATCAGCTGCTTGACTAGAGGTAGTGGTCGAGGAGTGGTGGTTACGAGAATCCTTGGCTTGGCACCAAGGCGCAGCCCTAGCTCAAGGTTATCCCATGTATCCTCGCAATAGCGCCACTTGGCGAGCTCATCTGCCCAAATGGTATCATGCTGAGGACCACGCAATTGGTCTGGCTCATCACCACTAAAGGTGGTGGCAGTAGCTCCATTTTGCCAAGTAATGCGACGCTTGGACGGCTCATATTTCGGCATATCCCATGGAGGAGATATAGCGAGCAGACCCGATTCACCCTCGACCATGACATCTCGAACGTCGGCTGCAGTCTGCCCTACCAGTGCGACGAACCGGTAGCCGTTGTTTACACGTTGCCGTACCCATTCTGCACCAGTCCTAGTCTTTCCCCATCCACGTCCAGCAACCACCATCCATACCACCCAGTCGGTTTGCTTTGGGGATATTTGCTTCTTCCTTGCCCATAACCGCCAGTCGTACAGCAATTCAGACGCATCTCGATCGGATAGGCTCCGGATAAACCTGGTACGGTCGACAGCGGGTAGTTGGAGGAGTGGATGCATCGTGCGCGTATTAGACCACCGAGACATCCCGTGAGCAAGCCTAGATCGTCTGATATATTCGTTGAATATAATATGGTCATACTGGCCGCGGCCATATGGTCAAATTTGACAAAGCCCGCTAAGGACGGGGCCTCCGCTGCACAAGCCATTTCTTTCGGTACAGCGGAAAATGTACAGAAAAGGCGTTTCTGTGCAGCAAACATTTGACAACCCCCAGTACCCTGTGGTTTAAGTTAAGTATGGAGGAAATCACAATGACCAACGAAATCCGCTTCACCGTTCAGATTCTCACCTACACCAAATTCGGTCGCTCCGTTGCTAGCCGAGCACTGACCTACGCCATGAGCCGCAAGAACAAGAAAGAGCACACCTTCTACCGTTCGGCTGCTTCGCTCGAAGGCAACACTCCCCGCTACCAGGCTGAGATGACCCAGGCTGAGATCGATTCCTTCATGGAAGTCACTGCAGCTGTTCAGAACCAGCTCGGATACACCGACACTGAGTTCTACTGCGATGATGTTTACTTCGTCATCAACCCCAAGTTCGACTGCTAATCACAATACACTAGCTAAACCCGCAGGCTGCATACCTGCACAATGCCTAACGGCAGATTGGAATGAAATCATGCAAAAGGTAATCAATAACGGCAACCAGGTCTTCGAGAGCAAATTCGGCATCACCATCGAATCGCTCACCCCAGCCCGTCAACGAGCCTGCCTGCTCTTCGACCGAGACATCAAGGCACGAGGATTTGCCAAGATTGGCAACGGCAAGGACGGCACCATCCACCACCGCAGCGCAGCTTGGTTGGTAGAGAGTGGTATTGCTGTGGTGGTGCAAATGGGCGCAAGCAAGATGCTTTGTACGTCCGATTACTATGGCAAGAAGACCAAAGCCAAGGCGAAGCCTGCGAAGGCAAAGAAAGCCAAAGCGAAAGCCAACGACAAGGGTCGTCCTTGCCTGTGCGGTTGTGGTGCCAAGGTGTACGGGAAGCGTACGTTCCTGCAGGGTCACGACGCCAAGCTGAAGAGCCAGCTGTTGAAGCAAATTCACGGTCACGCCAAAATGCCGGCTAACCACCCCTGCAATCCCGATATGCAGGCTGTGTACATCGATCGCTGGAACCTCACCGTGATTAAGATGTAAAGACCTAGGTGGCTAGGGTATGTGGGCATGATCTGCATACCCTAGCCAATCCTCACCTCAA